AAAGCATAAAAATGCATAGTATATATTCTGCACTATTTGAGTTACTGCACAACATGCAAGGCTTGATTAGATCGGCGCAGCAGCTAAAAAACTACTACGCTATAAAGTCTAACTTATTGGGGTCACATCATATATTATCTGATACATCTGCTTTAATTTTAAATATATACTTTCACTGAAAGTTACGTAAGTATCCTCCATTGGCTTTCCTAAAGGCTTTAGCGGCTTCGTAATCTACTTTAAATTCAAAGTATAGATTAGTCCTCCCTACTGCGTATAGTTCTGGTGTGGGGTGTTCCCTCGGTTTCTTCAATACCTCTACCGCATTTGGGGCATCATACATCGGTAAGCCCAAGTCTCTTTTTACCTCTGCTATATAAGCAGTATGTATTTGAAGCCATATTTAGCTTCTATGTACTCTTTTATCATTTTATAGGTAACTCTCTCTTTCGGCTTGTACGCTTCGGCTCTTTCTGCAATTTTATCCAACGGAACTTTACCCTCGCCAAACTCCACTTTTACGTTGATATGACTATTAGGTTTTTTGTGGGAGAGAAGTACGCACGTCTCCACATGCGGTGAAAGGGGGTTCTTATACTACATGGCGAAATTGCCCCTAAACTTTTGGCAAAAGCTATCCCCGGGGTTTTGTAAGAGAGTTATAATTAAATTTACCCCTTTTAGAGAAATTTCACCCCTCTGTTTTAATCCCTCCATTGTTATATAATCAGGAATCTAAAATCAGTTTGACATCTTCCAAAGCGCCATTGGATGCTTTTTCAGCCGTCCTATAACTTCTTCATCATCAAATAACAATTCCGGCAAATATTCCTTTTGTCTAAAACAAACCATAAACTGTTTTTCTCTATCCGTGAGCTGCATCAAATCTTCCAGATATGTTTTCACCAGTTCCCTCGTTTTTATCAAATCAAAATCATCACTTTTACGCTTTACGGGGAGTAAATCAGTGTGAATTTTATGGAATGTGATATCATCTATTCTGGTCACATCAACCTGCTCTGGCACTATATCATTCCCTACCGCCATATAGAACAGGGCACATTTCTTCAGCATTTCCCGTTCGCTATCATCAAACAATCAGAATCGAATCATATTGCTGATATCACACAAATCTCTTGCCGCCGCCCTATCAAGCAGTGCTTTGATTTTACTTCCAATTAACTCCATGCCTGAGACGGCAAGTACTGCAGTTTCATCAAAAATGCCACTCGTTACAATTTTTCGGTGTACAAGGGGAAGGATATGTATTCGCATAGAATAATTGATTTCTATTTTGATATTATCATGAACTCCGGCTGAATTGATGTAAGTGAAGATACTGCTATCTAATGAATGTCTGCTCTTTGACTTTTCACTGAGTTCATATCCCTGTGCCTGCATATGTTTCAATAAATCCTGGGAAATTATCTACTTCTTTGTTATTTTTTTAAAATATAATATATTGTCTTCATATATAAACGTATTTGATGAAATTTTAAAACCTCAAAACAAAAAAATAGGCCGACCAGACCATTTGGCCCAGTCGGATACCTTTTACACATCATCATTTCTACATTCTATCTCCAGTCCTTCCAAAAAGACTATCACCAGATTTCCGTCTTCGCACACCCTGATATGGTCTAGTGTCTTCAGCATAAAATTTGTTTCCATTTTTTTCATTAGTTCAGTTTCCTGCACAAACTCTATAAACAGCATTGCCCGGTATGCTGCCAGTAAGTCATCTCCCTTGGTCCGTTTCTCCCACTTCTCTATAAAATACTCCTTATTTTCCATAATGGCATTCCAAGCCATAACAAACGCTTTTTCCAGCGTATCTTCCTCCACATGGTGGTTGCTGCATCCCATGACACCTTTGACCTTATAACGTTCACTGCATTGCCATACCTTTCTGTCAATGCCGGTACTACTCCGCCAACCTTTCCTTGCAAACACTTTATTACAATTCCCACACACCACCTTAGAAGCAAATGGATTACTTTCTGTTCTATGCGAATAAGAATTCGTCCCATGCTCCTCCAGATACTTCTTCCTACGCTTTATCTCAAGCTGGACATATTCCCATATCTTTGGTTCAATAATCTCCTCATGATCTTCTTCCACATAAAACTTTTGGATCTCCCCATTATTCACTACTCGTTTCTTAGTAAGAAAATCTGCCGTATAGCTTTTCTGCAGAATAGCGTCCCCTTTGTACTTCTCATTCTCCAACATGCTCTGCATTGTAGTAGACTGCCACTTTGTACTGCCATACCAGTTCTTAATCCCTTCTCTTTCAAAAATCCGCTTAATATAATCCACAGTCTTTCCACTCAAGAACTCATCATACAACCGTTTCACTATTTTTCCTGTGCGGGATTGACTACTGATTGCCAAAATAAATTCGAAAATGAAAAATCTCAGTTCCTTACTTTGTTAGATGAGGCCATCTATCTTTAAGAGATTGTCCCGTCTTCTTTTGTCTCCCATTTTCATGCCTTGACAGGAAAGTCCGTGTACACCAGCTCTTTCCCATGATTAAATCCCTGCTTTTACAACATATCTTTTCCATTCCTAAAGTTTCCCTTCTTATCATTTTCCTTTTATTTTCTCAGGAATTAAGGGATTTCTGTGGATTTGATAAAGTCCCCAATGCTTCCATGGGTATTCTCTGTCCGATGAAAGGCATCTTCTCCAAATGTTCGATAAAGGGTGACCCATATCTCCACACTGGAATGGTGCAGACCATAGCCGTGCGCAACCTGACTCAGGGTACATTTTTTCTCCAGTACTTCTCTTACCGCCCGCAGTTTCTGATCTGGGGTTACTATTTCTTTTTTCATCACATGAATCCTCTGTTTTTGAATATTTTGTTTTTAGGAATGTCAGGCCCGTATATAGTTTCCGGAGTTCTTTTCATTGCTCCCCGGCCCGTCCGGTTCAAATAGACAACGGATGCTGTACCCGGAGAGCATCTTCCTCAGATAAAAATTGATCCGCTCACATGCCAGATCCAGAACCTCTGCTTTCTCACGGGACGCCTCGTCCAGGTTTGCGCCAATATCCAAGCCTTCCAGAACCACGATAACATCCACCATCGTGATCTCATCAATACTTTTTGCCAAGGAGAATCCGCCACACTTCTGTCCCCGCCCCTGGTGTGCATGTACCATTCCTGCATGGGACAGTTCCCTTAATATCCTCAAAACCACTCCCTGCGAGAGTGCTTCCTTTTCGGCGATCTCCTTTGAGGTAACCACATTAGCCTCTTCCCTATGGATCCGGTATAGTATCCGTACTGCATAAAACGTCGTCTGCTTTATCTTCATGGCTTTCCCCTTCCTGTCTTATCCAATGATGCCAGGTACGGCACCCGCACTTTCTATGTATTTTTAAATACGTTTTATGGATATCTCCATAGATAAACAGAGTCAATAACATGTGATTGTGGTCACATATTATCGGCTCTGCGTCTGTTCGTCTGGCTCTCTGATAACAGCGGTATTCAATTGCCTCACATTTACTAAGGTTTCGTTTCTGCACTTAGGACAGAATAACGGGAAGTTTGTAAGCGTTGTATCCTGCCGCAGCTTGATCCGGGTTTTGTTTTTACATACAGGACATAATAGCCAGTCAGCGTTCCCCATCACATTACCTCCGATTTTATTGAGCCACCGCGGTTATCCGCGGTGACTTTTATCTAAAACTCAAGCCTGCCGTTTCAAGTACCAGAACTGGGGAGATCTGTCGTTGAATCCATATATCAGGCAGGAGCCTTAGCCAGATTTGTCCCGCAGGCGAGGTATGCTCCGCCCGACGGTTAAACCGAGTGTTACGCCTCTTTCCTGCGGCGGCTCCTTTGAATGATCGGCAGGGCAGCAAGTATGCCGATGGAACCCAGCAGCATAAGAAGCGGAACCATGACGTTGGTTTCGTCGCCAGTCTTTGGCGCTCCGAAGTAACCGCTTATGCTAATTGCGCTGGAGCCACTGGTTGTGACAAACTCTTTATATTCTCCATTTACTTTATAGGACAGTATGCCCACATTGACCAGTGTCTGGCTGGGCGGGTTATCCCATACCTTGAAACTCATGGCTAAACTGTCACCTACGGCAAACCCAGCCGGGACTGTGCCAAACTCCAGCGAAAGCAAGGTAATATACTCACCGGAGGCCAGATCGGGTGCTTTAAAACTGAATGCCTGATCTGCCGGAATCTCCGAATGAAGCACGGTGCGTCCCTGCTGGTTGGTGTAGTATACCACATCATAGGTCACTCCGGCTCCGTTTGTAAACGCCGGCAGGTTCGCCGATACGAAATCCAGTCCCTTATCAGGTTTATCTATGATTGTGTATTTTTCCAGCGGGATACCCCAGCTGTTCCCAAAGCCCGTAAAGGTATAGTTAACGGTTTCACCAGCCTTCACGTTTTTCACATTTGGTACTTTTACAAACTGATAGTTGCCCTGATCCGTTTTTGGATCCTCCTTGTTACCGGACTGCTTCTGATATACCAGCGTAACCATTGCGTCTGCTTCTACCAAAGCAATCTTGCTATCGCCGGATTTCTGTGTACCATCCAGTTTCCAATACTGGTAGGTGTATCCCTTGATTGTGGGAGCGCTTGCGCTGAATGTCTCCCCATATCCTTTATTCACCATCCAGTCGTAGCCGGATATGGTCTTGCCATCGGTGTCCACCACCTTCACCGTAATCGTGTAGAGATTCTGCGTCCAGTGGGCATACAGGGTCACGTCGCCCGTGGTTGTGGTGCTAATGTCCGTCACTTTATTGCCACTCGTTGCCGCATCGTACCAGCCGGTGAACGTGTAGCCCGTGCGGCTTCCGGGATCGGCGAAGGAAGTTATGCCCGCGCCGTAGGTGTAGCTCATGGGGTTAGTGCTGTTCGTTGCGCCGTTTAAGTTTTCATAAGCGATATTATAGGTATTCGCACGCCATACCCCATACAAGGTCTTGTCGCCCGTGGCGGTTGTGCTGATGGACGTCACCTTAGTACCTCCTGCTGCTGTGTCGTACCAGCCGTCAAAGGTGTAGCCCTCACGGCTGCCCGGATCGCCAAAGGAGGCCACGCCGATGCCATAGATATAGCTTGTCGGCAGCGAGGAACTTCCGGGTAGTAAAGAACTTTCGGGCAATGAGGATAACCACGGATTGCCATCTACATTATAGCTGATACTGTAGCTGTCCGCCGTCCATCTCGCATACAGCGTCTTGTTCCCTGTGGCGGTGGTGCCAATGGATGTCACCTGATTGCCACCTGTCGCCGCATCATACCAGCCGTCGAACGTGTAGCCCGTGCGGCTACCAGGATTCGCAAAGGAGGTCACGCCTACTCCATAGCTGTAGGTGGCGGGATTACTGTTGCTCGCGCCGTTCAGGTTGTTATAGGTTATGTCGTAGCTGTTCGCTGTCCATCTCGCGTACAGCGTCTTGTTCCCTGTGGCGGTGATGCCGATGGATGTCACCTGATTGCCGCCTGTCGCCGCATCGTACCAACCATTAAAGGTATATCCGATACGAGTGCCCGGGTTCGCAAAGGAGGTCACGCCCGTGCCGTAGATATAGGCATCGGGGTTGGTATTGCTCGCGCCGTATAAGTTCTCATAGGTGATGTCGTAGCTATTCGGCGTCCACTTGGCCCAGTATTCCTTGGTCCCAGTGTCCGTTGCAGTTATCGCCGTTACCGCGGTGCCGGTGAAGCTGGCGTTGTCATACCAGCCCGCGAAGGTGTGTCCCGCTTTGGTCGGAGTCGTCGGCAGGGTCAGACCCACTCCGTAGGTGTAGCGGTTCCATGTGCCGCTCTGCTGTGTGCCTTCATCCAGATTGTAGGTCACAGTGTAGCTATCCGCTTTCCACACAGCGTACAGGGTGGTGTTCTGTGCGAGCGTGATGCTGCCGCCTGCCACATAATCAGCAGTGGTTGCGTTTTGGTTTGTACTCCAGCCCATGAAGGTGTAGTTTGTTCTGGTTGGCTCAGTGGAACTCAGGGTGGCGCTCCCACCGGCGTAATACACCGTGGCATCCGTAGGCGCTCCAGTGCCGTTGTTCCCGTTATAAGTGAGTGCCGCACCCCAGATGGCGTACAGTCTGGTGCTTGCGTTGAATGTATACTGCGTTCCCACGGTGTATACAGTACCGCTGGTGTCCGTGGCGTTGGCATTCCGATTCGTGTTCCACTCCTTGAAAGTGTAGCCGCCCTTGGACAGGCCGCTCGCGCCGCTGATGTATACCTTGTAATCATTGCTCCATGATGCCGCCTGGCCTGCGGGCGCGGTTCCCGTACCGCCGTTTTCGTCATACGTTACCGTGTATGAGGACAATGGCGTCCACTGCGCGTAGAGGGTCTGGCTGGTGTTGCCTGCCGTAAGGATAACCGTGTCGCCAGGGTCATAGCTCGTTCCGCCGCCACCCGCCTGGGTACTCCACTTGGTGAAGGTGTAGCCGCCGCAGGTCGGCTTAGCTGTAGGAATTGTGAGTATGACTTCACCGCTGGCGTTCTTATCCGCATTGTAATCCCCGGTTACGGTGACAGGGATTCCCGCAACGCTGGTGTCCGTGGTGTTCGCGTCGTAGGAGAGCATATATACCTGTGTACTGAATCCATGCTGGCCGGAGGTCATCGTGGTGGTGGAGCCGTCCGCCGTATAGGAGAAGCTGTATTTGTTATATACCGTCACATCGTCCTCGTCTACGTTGAAGTTCAGCGTGGCGGAGAGGGAGTCTCCCGCGGCCAGGGTGCCGTTGTAAACCAGCATCACGGCTGTGACGTCGGACATATCGCCGGGCGCAGAAACGCGCCAGCCCGCCCCGCTTAGACTGATGGTTGACACATCGGCCAGAGCCGGGGGCGTACTACCAGTATAGTAATACACCGTCCAGCCGCTGGTATCGGAAAGGCCGGTGAACTTTGCCGCACCGTCGGAGCCGAGATAGGTATCATAGGGGATGATGTCGTACAAGCGGATGCCGGACAATGCCACGTTGCCGCTGTTTTTGAGAGTCAGCCGGACGTTGGCATCCTCGCCCTGAGTAGTGGGAACTACAGACTCGGCAATCCAGCCGCCGGAGCTGGCGGTCTTAACTTCCGACACGCCGCTGAGGCTGACATATTTATTGATTGTGTAGCCTGTGTGGTTGTAGCCACGTCCGATTAAGTTGGTGGCACGCTGGTAGAGGAAGTTATACGGCAACACCGACAGCGCGGATGCGAAATCAGATGATACCCCAGATGGTATATAGTTGTAGTTGCTACCGACAATCCCAGAGACTACATCAACATCATATAATTCGTATCAGAAGCCACCCACACCCTCTCAAAGGTATAATTACCTTGAGCTGCACCGTCCGCAATCTTGAAGGACAAATCAACGGTTTTCTGAGCTAGAGCTCCGAGAGGGATATCATTATCCAGTTGGAGGATATAGTAATAAAAGTCCCCAGCTGAGTCATAATATTCGGTGAAGCTACCTTCAGACACATCCATCAGCTGTAGATATCTAGGCGCTTTAAACGCAATAATAGGATTCTCCCATGAATATCTGGCAGCGCGATTATAGTTGTAAAGATTTAGTTGGTAACTCAGTATATCACCGGGATTCTTATTTTGTCCACTAGCGTCTGTATTAATGTACTGAACGATGGGCAGCACTGGGCGTTCGGCATAGTATACCGCATAATCCTTGCTCACCGACTGAGGGATGCCATCCTCTTCATAATATTTCAAAGTGGCTGACATGATAATTTTCGTACTTTCGGAAGGAACGGATTCACCGCTGGGCCATTTCTGTCCATTCCAGGCCTTATGCTGATATCGAAGACCAAAGCCGTTTTTTGGCATTAAATTACCCACATCGCCATTGGTATTTACGGGCGTGACTGTCACACTCTCAATATATTCTCCCACCGTCAGCGTAAGTATGGAATTGGATAATATGTTGAGATATTGTATCGTGGCGGTTGAGTTTGGAGTCATGCTACCCGACACTATGCGGGAAGAACTGGTTTGGGCATTCGCAATGTTTAGCTCATAATTGTAGCTATTCCAAGGGACATCTGTAGTTTCTCTAGTAGCGACTATTTGCATCATATTGAAATTGATTACCGTATCACTGGTAGGCTGGATTAGCCCTAATGAAACGCCTTCTACATCTACAGTCCCCCTATTCCTGCTAGTACGAATATCTAAATAAGATGTAGATGTAAAAGCGTAACAAGTCATTCCGGCAATATCACCATCAGATATTCCAGATATTGTTATATAAGAAGCATCATTGTTAGTATGTGAATTGCTCGTATAAAAATCCCATGCCAGATCCACACCCATCACGTAATTAATGGTATGAGTTTTAGTAGTGGTGTTCTGGATGCCGCTAGCATCCACATCTCCGATCAATTGATAGGCAAACTCCAACAAAACTGGCAGCGCCGTTCCCTCTGCCACGTAGGGAAACTTGCAGTTCCAACCATCATTCGCATAAGTACTACCTATATTTCCACCAGCATTGAAAACAGGCCACTGTGAGGCATCAGTGGGTAGTATACGCTCATAACAGATTCGGTCATCCTCTGGGTTTAATGAGACTAATGACCATTCGCTGGGGACGGAGGAGACAGTAGTTCCTACAGGGAAATATATCCTTGCGGTAGGAATAGATCCCTCAACGAAATCAATTTTATAGGGATTTGAGTTGTTGATGACAGATGTAAATGATATTATTGAGTCTGGCGTGATAGTAATGGTTCCATCGCCGTTTTCAGTACTGGGAGATATCAATCTTCCGGAGACATTACGATGATCGATGGCGTCGGTTTTCACGGTGCCGCCTACGGCCGTACCGTCATCCGCGCCATCCATTTGCAGTGTCGCAGTCACATCTTCCCACATGATTGCGCCTTCCATCACCTGGCTTTTATATGCTGAGCCCATCTCATAATACGCCATAAAGGTGACCTGAGTGTTAGCAGGCACAGTGTCCTTCAGCGTAATTTCCAGTGCATCGTTTACGCCGTCGCCATCCGTATCCACCTCCGCCACGCTATCAATCAGCAGATTGCTTGCAATGCTGTCACAGCTGTCATAGTGGAAATATGTATTACCGTTCGGCGCTTCGGGGACCAGCGGCAAGAGGATTTTTCCCCCGGATATCGACGTCTCCAGCTTGGTCGTTATTTTCAAGGTCACCGGCAGCTTCTGCACCGGCGTCCCGCTGGGGATATCATAGGTCTGGAAGCTGGTATTGGTAGACAGCGATACAGTAAAATAATCGCTGATATCTTCCAGCGCAAAGGGCGAGGGTGTCATCAGGTCTTGTCCCGTGACGGGTGCGGTCGTCCCAGCTTCCGTCTCCGCCTGTTCGGCTGCCACTTTCGGTGTCGCTTCCGGTGTAACCTCCACCTCGGGCGTGATCGTCTCCCCCGCAGCGGGCTGTTCGCTTTCCGTACCCGCGGCCAGAACGCCTGTGGGCATGATGCTGAATACCATACAAAGCACCAGTAACAAGCAGACGAGCTTCTTTGTTTTATGTATTATTCCTGTTTGCATATCGTATGCCTCCTATATTGTTCTGTCATTCATCTATATTGACCGTATTTTTAACGGATTGAAAAAATCACACCGTGCTGTCTATTTTTACTTTGCAATAGCGCGGTAACCCGAAAGTGCCGGGCAGCTTATCACACACCTCGCGGTGATCGTATCCTTTTATTCTTTTTTCATACCGAGTATTCTATAAAGGTCGTGGCCTTTCTGCATATGTACCAACCATTCGGCGCTGTCTGTTTTAAATGGCGTCAAACAGCAGGATTACATCAGTCATATATGGTATCCCGTCTGCCTGGTTGCCGAATTGGTGCAGGACATCCAGCTTTCCGCGAGCAGTGTCCTTCCTCTCAAACAGAGCCAATTGTTTATCCTGTTTTTGCAGAATGTATATCCTATATTCCATACCATCCGGGGAATATGCCTCATCCTCTATATTTGCCCCGATGTCGTCCAGAAATGCCTGCCATGATGCTTCGTCAATCTCACCGGTCTCGAATGAGAGTAGCATTGTTTCATACTCTGCACCGATCATATCAACCATGGTTATAATCACCGTTTCGGAAGATGGAGGTTCCGACGAGACAGGTTCTTCCTCTGACACAGTAGGGTTCTCCACCGCCTTTGTCTTGGACGGTAGGCTTTCAGTAGCTGGCACTTCCTCACGATTACCCGCAGCCAGAATTCCTGCCGCAATCAGTCCGGACACCGCCACGATCCCGACTAAGATTTTAAAAGTTACGCTTTTCGGGGAAACTGCAGTGTTTGACGCATCAGGGGTAACATTTCCGAAAGATATGGTCTTATACAGCCCCGCCGACAGATTTTCGCACATCTGTTTAGTAATCAAGCTGTCTGCGTCCGCCTGTAAGGCTTTTGTTAAAATTGATATACCGCCTATTGGTATGGTGCTGAATAGGATTTCTGTATTTGCCTCTTTCTCCAGCTTCTTTTTAATAGACGCCTTGCCCCTGAACAACAGATTTGTAACCTGCTGTTCAGACTTCTCCATGATTTCACCAATCTCTTTATATGATTTTTGGTCATAATAGAACAATAAAAGCGCCTCACGGTATTCCGGCGTCAGCTCATCAATGACACGCATCAGGATTTCCCGTTTCTCCTTGTCTTCCGCATATTCATGGGGCAAGAATTCACGCCTCTCCTCATTACCGGCGAGCTCTTCATACTCCTCCAGATTGACAAGCATTGTTTTGGTTCTGTCTCTCTTTAATTTTTCCACAGCATGTGCACAGGTTCTATTCACAACGGCATACAGCCAAGGCTCAAACTTCTCGGGATCCTTCAATGTCGGGAGACTTTTAAAGATATTCAAAAGTGCTTCCTGGGCAACATCCTCAGCATCCTGGGTATTCGTAAGCCGGATACACCGGTAAAGGATTGTTTTACGCCAAGGCTCAATTAGCTGTTCAAAAGCCGCTGTGTCCCTGTTTTTCGCTCCTTCTATTAATTTTTTTACATGACAATCTATCAACAAATCACCCCCAGTCATTATATAAGTGTGAGAAAGAATCAAAAACCTTTCACCCATTTCTAGTTTTTTTATTTTATTTTTTATCAAATCCTAATCTCTATATTTTATGTTTTTCTTCAACGCCGCGCAACATAGCATATATGGTAGACATAACATTTTGTTCCATCCGTTATTATGATCATCTCCCGATATCGGTGCTCGTTTTATCGTTATTTCGCAGCCATTACCGACATTATATAGTCATGTTGACTATATGTCAAACTATATATAAGTAATATGAAGTCATATCATTAATTATATCGTGTATAATACTATAATGGAGGTAAAAGCATTGGAAGATAACCTATTTATGGAACCTTTTGTGCAGCGTTTAATTGCTTTGCGGGAGCAGAAAGGTGTATCGGCGCGTGAAATGAGCTTAGCCTTGGGGCAGGCTCACAGCTTCATTCACGGAATAGAAATGAAACGTAACTTTCCAAAAATGCTCAACTTCTTCTATATCTGCGAGTATCTGGGAGTAACTCCGAAAGAATTTTTTAACTACGAACAACAAACACCGGGACTGGACAATGAATTGTACGCAGAAATTCAAAAGCTGGACATGAAATCAAAAGAGTATTTTCTCAATCTGGTACGCGAAGTCAATAATAGACCCAAGTGATAACCGAACCTCATGTGTGTCTTTGATGGCATCTGCAGGAATAACGGGCAACGGATTTTGGATATGGCATTACCCCCTCCCCCGAATACGCAAACAAGTCAGCAACGCCAAACCTCTAAAAACACAACTATTTAATTCTTTAAAACCGTCAGACCCTTTGATTTACTGGGCTTTCCGCGTGAGAAGCACGGCGGTTTCAACATGCGGTGAGTTGATGGGATTGATGTCTTATTTGTGGGTCGAGTTGACAAATTGGAAATGAAATCTCGTCGAGTTGATAGAACAGATACAACAAAGTACTTATTTTGCGGTAAAAACCTTTGCCTTTATCACTTGCTCCAATCTCAATTGCCAAAATGCAGCCTGTATGGACTTCTTATTATTGCTGCCATATAACCAATCATCATCTTCTCGATTCAGCTCGAAAATCTTATCCCAACTCCGCACAATTTTCTCGCGCAGAATTATCATTTCTTTAGACTGGATACTGCTATCCTTTAAATCATGCCATAAATATCCGCGAGCTTTGTATTCTTCTTCAAAACAAATATCATCCTGCTCGTCGCTTGGCAGATACCAGTAGTTCAGAACATAATGGAAGAGGTCAAAATCAGATAGAAGAACATCCTTATCATCCACTTCTATCGTCAATTGTACCATTTTTTCACCACGCTTGGCATACCCACTTTCACGCATATCACGCCGCTTGCGTTTTCCTTCCCATTGATACCATGCCCAAATAGGATAGTCAATTCCAACTGGAGGATGAAGCCTTTTATCTTTCATCTTTTTTACCATCCAGTCATACGCAATCAAAAAATTATCTTCACAGAAAAGATGGCTTTCATTTGCTGTTAAAACACCAGTTTTCAGAAATTCACCATAGGCTGAATGATTCTGAATTGTCCATAATAAAATAAGCTTCAAGCCTCCTCTCAGCAAAATTATACTGCAATCGCGGACCAATTCCCATCGCAGAATAGTCATATAATGATTATTTGCACCACGTGTCCAACTATATAACTTCATACCCACACGGAATCCAATATTCCACTTTTCCGAATCACATTCAATAAAATGCTTTTGCATACCACGACCATTTATCACTTTGTCTGCAATCGTATCCTTGGGAATATATTTCAACGGATGATACATTGACTTTGCAGATTTTGATGCTTTCTGTGTGTCAATTATAGTTCCCGTAGAAGTAAACACAATATACGGTTCTCTAATAAAGTCCAGAAGGCGGTTACTGGCGGCATGTTTTGAAACCATATACTTGTTTGCCAAGCTGGATATTAATGTAAAATCAAGACTTGCACCAGACATATCCAAACGAAAATACTCACTTGGCATAAGTAGTTCAGCAGCAAAACGATTAGCCTCTACTTCCTGTGGCTGCATCCCATTACCGATGTCATCAACACTATATTTTATCGCTGAAATCTTCTCCTGTATTCATTAGCGATCAAAATGCAAATCAATCAAGTCAGTACAGGATTGAGTGTAATGATATTCTTTTCACTATGACTGGAACACGGGGAAAGCGCGATTATTTTTATACATATCTTGTAATTTAAATACATATGGGTCTTTAATCATATCAGAAGGCTTTGCCAGTTCAATTCCTTTGGTTGCAAGGTTCAAAACTTCCTGCTTATTAATCTCGCCCTTTGAAAGTAGCAAGCGCTCATAAAGAGAAGTATTAATCTGTCTCTTCATCTCTCTGACTGACCAGTTTGAATTAATTGCTTCTTTTTCATAAAATCCTCGTTTATCAGTATCTGAAATATTCCGGCGTTTCTGCCTCTTCTACCTTTTTTATCTCTGATTCAATGGATTCAATCGATGGAAGACTGCCTTTTACCGCATCCGACAAAGCCTTTCCTAATTGATATTCCGTAATGCCCATCGGCTGTGTAATATCTTCCAAGGCATATTCTGCAACTTCATCTTTATACTTACAAATCAAAATTCCGATTGTGGGCTTATCACTCTCTTCCTTGACCTGTTTATTAATGGCTGTCATATAGAATTTCAATTGTCCGGTATAGGAGGGTTCAAATTTCGTTGTCTTTAATTCAACAACCACGTAACATTTCAATTTGATATGGTAAAATAAAAGATCCAGTGCAAAATCACTATCGCCAACATGTAGCTCGTATTGTTTCCCTACATAAGCAAACCCCGTTCCCAGTTCCAGCAGGAACTGCGTAATCTGATTAATTAATGCATTCTCTAGTTCTCTTTCATTATAATCCTCTGTCATACTTAAAAAATCAAAATTATAGGGATCTTTTAACGACTGTGCCGCCAAATCGGAGGTTTCTTCCGGCAACGTTCTTTTGAAATTTGTGATTGCCTTGCCTTTTCTGGCAAACAAGCCACTCTCCATCTGATGCACCAATACTGCCCGGCTCCATCCATACTCCAACGTTTCCTTTGCATAAAATACAGCTTCCTCTACCGTGGAACTCTTTGCCATGATTCTTAGGTTATGTCCCTATGGAATATTAAATATAATGAACTCCTGCAATTGCGAAACAACTTGTTTCGCAATTATCTCCTGCTCCACATACTCTGCATAATACAGATACCATTTCCGCATCTGTTCCAAGTTTCTCTTAGAAAAGCCTTGTGCAGCCGGAAACGTTTTATTCAAATCCCAGCTCAATTGGGAAATCAGCTTATCTCCCCACTTTGCCAGTTTTTGTTTTTCAACGATTCCTTTTCCCCAGTCCCAATATACCAAAAGTGATTCCTGATTCACCTGTATCGAAGCCTTAATCTGACTTCTTCTGATTTTCTTTTTAATATTAGATATCCATTCCTGATAGTCATGCATCGCAGCCAACTCCATTTTTTCATCTGTCATATTAAGATATCCTTTCTCTGCATATATTATGTGCTTTTACGATTTCTATGGTCACAAGAAATCTTCCTTGAGTCTTCACATACTCATAATAACCCGTTGAGCAGTCAAACACACCGCTTGTAGCTTAAACTAGATCACTCGCTTTCACGTATGACCTAATTTTACTATAAATTTATAAATTATTCTACCTTTGATCCCATCCTTCCTTCTAATTCTTTCTTTTTCTTCTCCTCCGCAATCTTCTCATGAATATTTGTGTTATAAAGATGATACAAATCTGACCCTTTGCTAATTGTATTATCAAAAGGAATTACGACATTTCCACACTTGAGCAGTCCCATACCGGCGGAAGTATTGGTCACGAAACGAAGCTGTGCCTCTGAAACGCCAATCACCTCCGCAAGCTTTGAACTGTCCGTATTCGCCTGCTTCAATAATGCCACGAACTCCGAATTGGCAAGCATCGTGGTTGCTACATAATTCTGCAGCAGGTCGACCACATTCTGCGTGATGCCGGTGCAAAGACCGCCCTGTTTCCTGACCTTCTTCCACAGTCCCTGCAGATACTTTGCAGAATACTCACGATTCAGAAGCACATGGAACTCATCCAGATACAGCCATGTCGCCTTGCCTTTCTTCGCATTTTGGATGATACGGTTCTGGATATTCTCCATCATAACCAGCATGGTTATGGGAGACAGTTCCGCACCAAGGTCCCGGATGCCATACACGATAAAACGGTTTTCGATATCCACGTTTGTCTGATGGCTAAAGATATTCAGCGAACCGCTGACAAACAGTTCCAGAGATAATGCGATATCCTTCGCTTCCGCTTCCGGCTGCGCCGACAATACCTCGTAGAAGTCCGTCATAATCGGAAGATACTTCTCCCTGGACTTTGCAATATCCAGATAGAGCTTTCTCACACAGCGGTCAATAATTGACTTCTGACGGGAATTCAGGGAATCTCCCATACACTGCTCACAAAGGCCTAACATGAATTCGCCTTTATCCCGAATCCAGCCTTACGTATCATTCAAATCCAGATTCCATACATCCATATCCAGCGGATTCACATAGTTATCCGTATACGTGGATATATTGACCACGGCTCCGCGAAACGTATGGGCAATATCGAAATTTAATACGGACGAAATCCCTGCCATCATGATTCCCGCTACAATGCCCTTTAACGCCGAGTTCATTGTGGAAGAATCCTGCTGCTGATACGCCTGTGCAAACTCCATTACGTTCTTTGCAAGGATAATGACACCAACCGCACCGATAATCGCAATCACCAGTGTCTTTAAGTTATCAAGCGGCTCACTGAGATCTTTGCAGGTAACGGCCTGATTGGCTATGTAGCCAAGGAGCGTGTGGATGGAAAGCTCATCCTTCCGGAGGCTGTTCAGATTCTGAGGCTCGCCGAAGGAAAATAAGAAACTCTGTAACACAGGCAGTGCCCTTTAACTGGGGCACTGCTAATTTTTAATGACCGAGGTGGTGATAGATATGCTTGTAGCACTTGCTGACATGAAACAATACCTGCGCGTAGATTACGAGGATGACGATGCTCTTCTGGTAACGCTACTGGCCAGTGCTGAAAAACTCTGCATGGATATTTTGCGCACGGAGGATACCGCCGCCTTAGAAGCCGTGGATAATGCCAAGACCGCTATCATGTATACGGTCGCTTATCTTTACGAGCATCGTGAAGAAGCTGACCATCACGCTTTGACACTGACCCTGCGTTCGCTCCTCTTCGGCAGTAGACAGGAGGGCTTCTGATGAACATTGAACTTTTGAATGTACGCATCAAGCTCCTGCAAAATGCTGTGACTGTGGATAAAATCGGAAATCACAAAAACGGCTGGCAGGAATACTACTCCTGCTATGCAACAGTCAGTGCCGAAGGCGGCAAGGAAGAAGCAGCTGCGGCCCAGACTGTGGAGGCCGACACCATCGACTTTACACTCCGCTATTGCAGGAAAGTTGCTGCTCTCACTTCTACCGATTTCCGTGTGGAATTTGCCGGTGAGCTTTATGACATCACCGCTGTTGACCACATGAACTTCAAGCGCAAGTGCATCAAGCTCCACTGCCAGAAAGTGAGGCGATGACGATGGCAAATAGTATCCGCATCGACCAGCTGGCTGATGAGGTCATGAAGGGCCTAACTGAATATGCCGACCTTGCTACCGACGATATGAAAAAGGCTGTAAAGAAAGCCGGTACCACTGTTCGTAAAGAAATCGAAGCAAATGCTCCGAAGAACAAAGGTGCCTACTCAAAGAGCTGGTCTGTAAAAAACACGAAGGAAACCTCTAACGCTTTGGAGGTGACCGTCTATTCCAAAAAACGCTACCAGTTGGCACATCTGCTAGAATATGGCCATGCCAAGCGTGGCGGTGGTCGTGTGGCCGGAAAGAGTCATATCGCTCCTGCAGAGGAAGTCGGTGTAAAGCAGCTGGAAGCTGAAATTGAAAGGAGTCTGCGAAATGGATGAAGTTTTAGCAATGCTCCGGGAGCTGAAGCTGCCTTTTGCTTATGACCATTTTGCAGAGGGAGAATCGCCGGAGCCACCCTTTATCTGTTATCTCGTGCCTGGCAGTAATAACTTTGCTGCCGACGGCAAGGTGTATTTCAAGATAAATGAGTATCATATTGAGCTGTATACTGACGAGAAATCCCCAGAGTTAGAGAACAGCTTAGAGGTCGTGCTGGATAATCACGGCATTTTTTATAACAAATCTGAAACCTGGATTGAGAGCGAAAAGCTCTATGAAGTCCTATACACATTTGAAATGTGAGGCCAACGCCTCCTGAAAGGAGTCATTACAAATGGCTGATAAAAATAACAAGGTTAAGTACAACCTTAAGAATGCGCACTATGCGCTGCTTACCATTGCAGAGGACGGCACCTTCTCATTTGCCACTCCTGTTGCAATGCCCGGCTCCGTATCCATCTCTCTGGATGCCAACGGTGAGCCGGAAAACTTCTATGCGGATGGCATCGCTTATTACATCATCAATAACAACATGGGTTATGAGGGTGACATTGAGCTTGCGATGATTCCTGAGACCTTCCGTACCGACGTGCTGAAGGAGGAACTGGATAACAAGGGTGTCCTGATTGAGAACTCCGAAGTGGAGCTTGCCTCCTTCACACTTCTCTTTGAGTTTGATGGCGACCAGAAACGCATCCGTCATATCATGTATAACTGCTCTGCGTCCCGTCCTGGCATTGAAGGTAAGACCAGCGAGGACAGTAAGGAAGTACAGACTGAAACTTTGACCATCAAAGCTACGCCGCTTTCCAATGGCATGGTTAAGGCAAAGACCGGTGATACGACTGACGCTACTGTTTATGGCAACTGGTACAAGACCGTGTATATCTCGGCATCTGCCACTGACGCCACCACTACGGAAGGAGAAGGTTAATCATGAGTATGAAACAAAACATCGAAATTGATGGTAAGCAGGTGCCTTTCCGGGCCTCTGCTGCCATCCCTCGTATCTACCGCATGAAATTCCATCGTGACATCTACAAAGACCTGCGTGTTCTGGAAAAGAGCCTCGGTGAAGGCAATCCGGAGGAATCCTCTCTGGATATGTTCTCCCTTGAGATGTTTGAAAACATCGCCTACATCATGGCCAAACACGCAGATACCGCAGTCCGGATTCTCCAGAGGAATGGCTGGATGGTTTTAATACCTTCTCCATTTATCAGGTACTCCCGAAGCTCATCGAGCTGTGGGGTCTCAACACCCAAACAGAGGTCGAGTCTAAAAAAGCTCGCCCAACTGACCGGGAAATGACAACGCCGCTGTTCCTGCTACGCTGCGTCCAGCTTGGCCTTTCCATTTTTGATTTAGATTTGCTTACGATTGGAATGGTCAATGATATGTTTGCAGAAAGCAGAAATGATGACTACAAGTACGATACTCTTGCAACACAGGAGGATTTTGATAAGTTTTAGTGAGCAAAATATAAAATTTTCAATATGTATTGCTATTGTGCTGACAAATGTGTATAATATAATTGTAAGAAAATTTATGCGTTTTTTAAAAGGAGCGATTATTATGGCTGCTAAATCAGCAAATCTATATGCCAGAATTGAACCAGAGGTAAAGGAACAGGCTGAAGGTATTCTCTCAGCACTTGGCATTCCTGCATCTAATGCTATCAATATGTTCTATAAACAGATTATCCTTCAGAGAGGACTTCCTTTTGATGTGAAGATTCCATCTGCAAGACCGGTAGATATGAGTAATTTATCAGAGGAACAGATGAATCTAGAACTGGAGAAAGGATATGCGGACATGAAGGCTGGCAGAACAAAGCCTGCCGGTAAAGCATTTGCAGATATCCGCAAGGATTACAATTTATGATTTTTAAAATAGAAATTTCAGACCAGGCAGATAATGACCTTCGAAATATCTATGAATATATTGCATTCGAATTGCAATCCCCAGAAAATGCGAGTGGCCAGCTTGGCAGACTTGAAAAAGGCATTATGGGACTTGACCAGATGCCAGAACGATTTCGTGAATATGAAAAGGAGCCTTGGCATAGCCGAGGTTTACATATCATGCCAGTAGATAATTACTGTGTGCTGTATATTCCAGATATGGAGAAAGCATTGGTTACGATCATCCGTGTTATGTATGGTGGACGTGATATTGAAACACAGTTAAAGCTATATACAAAGCTGTAAATTTGAATTTGAGGTGATAAAATATGGAGTGTTTATTTGCTTATTCATACCTTTGGGCATGGGGATTTTGCTCTATGCAAGAATATAATGTGCATTTAGATATGAAATTTTCTGAATCACCTAATGATGACGTATTATTGGGATTAGAAGAATGCTCTGACAATTACAAAGATACTTTTGCACGATTAAATAGATATTTTGAATATGAGACAAATTCTTTTGATTATTATATCTTTGGTAAAACTCTTTTTGAAGGATTAAAAATAGCATATAAGTCTGAAGATTATAATATCTTTGAGTTTGCAAGTAAATGTTATAAGTTATGGAAACTGTTGCCTAAAGATTTAAGTAATGAAGAGCCGTTCTTCATTTTATGTTATGCAGACGATCCATTGTCATGGGGGGATGAGAAGCAAACCAGAACATTATATGAGCAAGCATTTGAGTTTTACAAGAGGTAGCTCAACTTTTAATTTGTCTTTGAATCAAACAATAGAATAAAAGTAATATGAGCATCTATCAGAAATGATAGGTACATTAATTTCGCCATCTTGTTTTACAAATGCAAACAAAGTGTGACTACCAAGATTAACCTGATGGTCAAGCATCTTATATAGTTCTTTTTCTTGTATTATACTAACCGGATTTGTACCTTTTCCTGTTGTAATAAATTCAATTATCTCGCTGAATTCTTCATGATATCCAACCACATTATTTTTGGCGCAATACCATTCAAATGCTATTTTAGACAACATCCTGTACATAGAAACATCGAAAAATATTTCATTATTAATACGAACTCTTTTTTCAATTTCAATTTATATCAAGCTATTGAACTTTACTTTCGTCACCAGCAATTTTTACGGCTTTTTCATATGAACTTATCATTTGAGATTTATTAGCAGATTTTAAGACTCTACCATTAAAAATCTCATTGTCACCATGAAGTGACAAATCATAGTCTGCACCTTCTATTGTTATCACTGCATCATACGATGCGTATTTTATCCCCTTACTTGATTTGATATCGAGCTCATTTTTAATAAAACCCAACGCATCTATTACTTTGCTCTCAAACATATCGCTAAATTTATTGTTATGATCTATCATTTGCGTTCTTCTCTGGCTTTGTTGTAAGCCATAACTGTTCCCTCCAATCTGAATTTTTATGAATGAAAATTCAGATTGAGGGGGGGCTACGGCAACCAACACCAAATGCAACCTTATCCTGTATTTCGCTAAAAAACGACGCAAAAAAGTCCGCAAAGATAGAATAATCTAAGCGGACTGTGGAGTATTTAATTCTATATATTAGAGGTGTAAGTTCTACTTCAAGGGTATAAAACCACCACGAATAGGCAAGGATTTTTTTAACAAGTTTTCCTCGCTAATTTGATATGCTATGTAAATAATTGCTGCATCTTATAAGCAGCGGTGTAGTCGTTCTTGACCAACACATAAAAATTCCTCCAAACTCAAACGGGTTTGGAGGGATTTTAATTAACATGGGCGTAACGATATGACCCACCAAAACACCGTTTTTTTTATTTGGTGGGCTTGCTCATTTTATTGAGCGAAAAGGAGAGAGCCGATGATCTGTGATACTTCACAAATTCATCGGCTCTGCGTCTTAGCGTCTGGCTCTCTGATGACTGTTATAATTAGCTTTTTGGCTTGTATTAGGCTTTCCTGCTTGCATTTCGGACAGTATAGTGGAAAGTTTATGAGTTCTGTATCTTCCCGTATTCTGTCACGGGTCTTATTGCCGCAAGTAGGACAGCGTATCCATTCTGTCTTGTTCACATTAAAACCTCACTTACATTCTTTTCCTTCTGCATCCTCATACTCGGAATAGAGTTCAATTTTCCCAATAAAATCTTCATAATCGACCATAATATAATTGCCACCGCTTGTAAGGCTTAGGCTGGCTTCAAAGGAGCCATCTTCGTTCGGAGTTAATTCTATTACATCCAAGTTGGTTTGGATGCGGACAGTTGCCTCTCCCGATTCAGCCTTGAGTGTGCCGTAAACTTTAAGTTTGCGATTCTCAATCGAAGCACCTCCGAAAACAACATCCTTTTCGGTTTCTCCATCGCAATCAGCGATGTATGAGCCGACATAATCATCTTCGCTGACGAGGCGTTTGCCGATAAGGTTAAAATCATCTGTAATCTGAGTCTGACCAATCTTACCAGTCCACTCATTCACCTGTTTAATTATACCTTTAGGTTTTTCATTGTTGAATTTCCATTCAGTATAACAGTGTAGTATGCCGAAAAGCAGTACGAATACAAGCAGTGAAAACAGTTTCTTCATTTTGAGATAACCTCCTTATCTGCTGCCAATTAAGACTTTTTTTGCCGTCGCTCAGCAGGTTTCATGAATTATTTTGTTTTCTCCGCTGTTTTGCTTAAACTAATGAGTATTGCAACGGCAAGCCCTCCGCTAAACAGTAGGCTAATGCAACTCAGTATTACTTGACTTGCCGATGCGTCATAGTAACCAGAAATAGTAAATACAGCCGTAATGGGATAAAAGGCTTTTAGGAAATTTGACATACTCGCAAATAGCCCGGCAAAAGAATAAATTACAGTGAATACCAACGCAAGCCAATATCCCTTTTTCATATGCGATACCAAAGCAATAACGGGCGAGATAGCAATAAATACACCTAAACCGTCCAGAAAATATGCTTTCAAAAAACCTAAAACCATTCCTGCTGATAAATCGGAAAAATGCAAAACAGCTTCAGCCAAAAATGCTATGGCAAATAGCAGCAAGTAAAGGAGTACACTGAACACGAAAGTAATAATCATTTTTGCAGCGGTTAATTTTGTTTCATTTATGGGAATAAGCCGCAGAGATTTTATAGTGTCCTCCTGTTCTTCACGGCAAATCATATAACTGCCCAAAAGGGCGATAACCGCAGGAAGAACAAAAAATGTTGCCCAAGGTTGAGCCACAGTCATATACCAGCCTGCATTGTCTATTTCACGGGAGCCATTAGACACATCCTGCCCACCTAAAAAAACAATGACAGCTACCATAATTGTTGCAAAAACCGCAATCCAAACAATATTTGAACGGCGAATCTTTTGGCGTTCCGCCCAAAGTAATTTTCGCATTATTCGCACCTCACCTTCTTCTTCCCAATGCGACATTTGCAAGGAATAATGCAACAATATCCCAAATGCAAATGCAAAGAAATGCGAAAGGAATGTTAATTGCTTGTGTAAATGCAAGACCCGGAATATCTCTATTTCGCATAACTATAACTGCCATACTGGATAATGTTCGGTAGCCTGATTGCTCCCAAAAGCTCGGCTCTCTGGGCGATATACCGCCTCACCGCAGGGTTTTCCTTATCCATTGTCCCCTTAGGAGTGATAAAGGCGCCAACGCCGCCGGCACGGACTTTATCAAGGGCTTTGGCAAAAAAATAGTCGTGTATGAGAAACTTCTGCTTATCATACCGACTGTCGCTGACCTTGAAGTCACCAAATGGCACATTGCCCATGACCACGTCAAAATGGTCGTCTGGCAGCTTCGTGTCCTCAAATCCCTGTATTGCGATGTTCGCCTTTTGATATAATTGCTTCGCTATCCTGCCCGTAAGAGAGTCAATTTCCACACCATGCAGCTTTGATTTGCCCATGCTTTCAGGAAGCAGACCAAAGAAATTGCCTGTGCCGCATGACGGCTCTAAGATA